ATCTCCCGGCTTATCGTCGATGGCGATCGTTTGAGACCTCGTGCGATCCGACGGACCGACCGGCCGGCCGCAATCCCACGGGAAATCTCTTCGCGCTCCTCAAGCTTCAACGCCGCCACAGCTCTGCGACGCGGCGCCGGAGCGATCCCTCCATTGAGAGCCACGATCCGCTGGACGCCAGTTTTGTTCCTCCTTTCCAGCGCCCGGGAGATGGCTAACACACTTTGTCCGTTCTTCCAGCGCCCCCAAAGTTCGTCCTTCTGCTTCGCCGTGAACAATATCCGTGACGTCACCATCTGCCACCTCCTCATCCAGCAAGATTAGAAGGTGTTGCACTGACCGATTGAACTCACCGGGGTAAAGCGGACCGAGCCTAAGTGACGGCGCCAGGGAGCAGACCGAGCTCGCTGCTCGCGTTGCGTCTATCTCCCTCCTGCGGCGGGCGCGCTCCATTGCCGCAGCTTGTCGAGCGTGGACTTCGATTTCGGCGAGAGCAGTTCGGGCGGCGCGTGCGCGCCACGGCGGTAGCGAGCTTGCAGGTCGGCGAGACGCGCGTTCACGAGCTCGATGCCGCGGCCGACCGCCGCCTTGAGCTGATCCGCGGAGGACGATGCATCGAGCGCGTCTTTCCAGGCGCGGACGTCGTCCTCGCTCATGCCGCCCGAGCGCAGCATGTGCGCCATGTCGTCGCCAACGGCGTCGCGCGCGCGCGCGAAGCCTTCAAGCGCGGGGGATTGCGGATCGGACGACGCGCTCGCCGGCGCGATGTCCGCGCGCTTGTCCGCCGCCGTCATGAGATCGCCGAGACGGCCGACGACCGTATTGAGCGAGGCGACGTCCTTGAACGGCTCGCGGCCGAAATAGGCGGGAGCGAGCGCCTTCATGATCTGCGGGTTCAACGCGGCGGCTTTGGCAATAGCATCGCGAACGCCGGCATCCGCGAGCGCGCGATAGGTTTGCGCCGGCGCGAGGCGCTGTTGATCGAGGCGCTCCCCCGTGAGCCATCCCGCCAATCCGTGGCCGATCGACTGGCCGAGACTGCCGCCTTGCAGCGCGCCGGCGAGATAGCCGAGCATCGCGTTGCGGTTGTCGTCGATGGGATTGGTGTTCGCAAACGGCAGCAGACCGCCGCGCGGCGCAGCGCCGGTGAAATCGAGAATTCCCGCCATGGCTTTTTTCCTGTTGTGCGCGATCCAGCCGATTGGTTCGGCATCGTGTCCCGGGCGCAGCGCAGCATGAGCGGAGCGAATGGTGCGCAGCAGACCCGGGATCGTTCCAGTGGCGGTCCCGGATCAGCGGTGCATCGCCATAGCGCGTCGCAGACGCGCGTGAACGCGCTTATGGCGCTGCACCACGTCCGGGACACGAGCATTACCCCCGGTTGAACGCTCCCGGTCCCATGAATCCGTTGGACAGCGAGTTGAAGACGCCGCCGCCGAGCGAGCCGAGGATACCGCCGCCGAGCGAAGCGCCGCCCGTCATCGGCAGGAACGCGAGCGGCAAGAGCGACAACGGATTGAACGGCGTCGATGTCGTCTGCGTGCTCGAGCCGGTGGTGTTGCCGATCTGCGTGCCCGCCTGCGTCCCCGACGTCGTCCCGACGTGGCGCCGGTGTTGGCGAAGGAACTGCCGAGCCCGGCGATCGGCACGCCGAGCTGCGCCAATGTCTGCAGCGTCTGCAGCGGAATGGCGCGAGAGCGTGCCGCCGCGGCGAGCTGCTGCTCGTAAGGCATGTTGGCGAAGCTCTGCCCCGTGCTCGCGACGCCGAGGCCGGCTTGCCGGTTGGCGAGCGCCTGCTGGTTGAGGCTCGACAGCAGCCCCGCGGTCGTATTGCCGGCGCCGTAGAGCGAGCCCATGGCGCCGAGCTGATTGGCGACGTTCTGATTGTACTGGTTGGCGATGAGCTGCCCCTCGCCCTGGCTCAAGCCGCGCGCCAGCGCCTGCGTGTTTAGACCCGAGAGGTCGCGGCCGGCGCCGGCGAACATGCCGTTCACCTGATTGGTGATGTCGGCGTTGGCGGCGGCGAGCGCGTCGGAGAATCCCGGCGTCTCCCTCGGATCGAGAAAGCTCGCTTGCAGATACGGATTAAGCTCCGAGCGATACTGCTGGTAGGCGCCGCTGAGCATCGGCGCCTGCGCTTGCGCGTTGCCGCCGGCGAAGAGCGTGGTGGCGAGATCGGACGCTTGCGGCAGGAACTGGCTGATATAGCCCGAGCTGCCGGCAAGGGCGCCGAGCGCGGCGTTCTCCTGCGGCGTGAGCGGGGCGTTCGCGAGCTGGCCTTGCAGCTGCGCGAGGATGCCGGAGAGAAACGGTTGCGCCGGCGCCCACGGATTGGTCGCCCCGCTCGCGCTGGTGGCGCCGCTCTGGGCCCCGCTCGTGCTGCCGCACGAATTGACGAGGCTGTTCACCGCTTGATTTTTGTCGACGGTTTGCGTGGTTCCGCCCATGTGTGCAATTCCTCTAATCTCCCTCTCGTGTCCCGGATGCGATGCAGCGCGAAGCAAGAGCGGAGCGCTGCATTGCTGATCCGGGACCGTCACGGTCCGAAACGGTCCCGGGTCTGCAGCGCATCACTTCGTGCTGCGCTGCGCCCGGGACACGAGAGCTTCAAGTGAGTTCCTTCTCCAACAGCACGCGGGTGGTGCGGTACTGCGGCAGCAGCTTGCGCCAGCCGCGGCGGCCGTAGATGCCCATGGCGGCGCAGCCTTGCGTCCTGCCGTAGGCCTCGAGACCCGCGATCAACGGCAGCCATTGCGAGCGGTCATGACCGCCGCAGGCGACGATGGTGCAGAACGTCTCGCCGTTCGCTTGGCTGAGTTCGGTCACCGCCGCGGCCTTGATTTTCTCGCCGTTCCACGCGAGCCAGAGGAGCGCACGCCCGTCGCGCACGGAATGCTCGACGTCGGTGAAGCTCGAGAGCCGCCCCTTCTCCATCGCCGCCTTGATCAACGATGCCACGTGCGGCCAGAACTCGCGCGCCTGCGCCGGATCGACGCAAATCAGCTCACAAGGTGGATGGCGAATAGGGAATGGCGAATCGTGTCTGCTATTCGCCATTCGCGATTTGCCATTCGCGATCTGCTCAACCGAGCGCGACATAAAGAAAGGTCCGATCGGCCTGCGCGTTGTTGGCGTGGGTGACGACGAAGGAGCCGTTGTTGACGGCGCCGATATACATCGTGCCGTTGCCGATCTCGGCCGCGGCGTTGGCGGTCTTCGCAAACGGCAGCACCGTCGAGCCGGCGCCGCAATTGCGCGCCGTGACCGTGGTCGAGGCCGCGTTGGGCGTGAGCGTGAACGATCCCACCGCGTTCGATCGGCCCTCGAACAGGTCGCGCACCGCGCGCACGATCTTGTAGACGTCCTTTTCGTCGGGCGAGAGCGTGTTAGCCATTGGGCTTTATTCCTTTGGGCTTGATGCACAACGACACCGCGGTTCGCAGCGGCAAACTCGCTCTGCTCCTCTCCCCGTCCTTACGGGGAGAGGGTAACCGCTTGCGTCATCGCACACCTTCTTGCGCCATCATCGGCTCGACCCCGCTCGCGAACGTCCACGCGGTGCCGGCCGGGATGCGCAGGCGGCCGCGCGCCAGGCGCGCGGACACGTTGGCCGGGCACAGCCCCTTGCCGTTGACCACCTGCTCGCTCGAATAGGTCACGCCCGACTGCAGGTTCTCGCGCGCGCCGATCGAGCCGTAGCAGGTGGGCGCGTCGGTCATGGGGCGAAAGCCCTTGACCCGCATGCGGCGATCCAAAGTCTGCTCCGCAGTATCGAGGGTAGCTTCGAGCGCGGGGCCGCCGGCGAGCGGGCCGCCGAAGAAGCCGAGCTTGTGCGAGCTGTCGACGATCGAGAGCTGCGCGAGCGCCGAGGTGGCGACGTCGTCGAGCGAGAACGTGAGCGCGTCGATCGACGGCGAGATCGCGTCGAGGCCCTCGAGCGTGAGGCCCGGGCGCGCCAGCGTGGCGAGATATTCCCCGCTCTGCACGATCAGCGCGGCGCGCTCGATGCCGTAGTCGTAGACGAGGATCTTGTCGAACAAGGAGGCCGAGCCGGCGAGCGATTTGTAGGTCCAATAGACGCGCGTGGCGCGCGGGTCGCTGGCGCCGATCACGAGGTGCAGCTGGCCGGCGTCGACGTCGGCGAAGAACGTGCGGTCGAAGCGCTCCTTGCCGATCGGGACCGGCATGATCATGTAGAAGCCATCGTTGCCGCAGAAGAAGAGGCGATCGCCGGCGCGCACCAGCGACAGCGGCGCGAAGATTCCCTTGTCTTGCGCCACGCGGTCGATCTGGAACACGTAAGGCGCGCCGGGCGCGAAGATCATGCGCCGCAACGAGCCGTCCTGCGTGATCAGTCCGGTCTCGCCGCCGCCGATCGCGCGCACCACGCCGCCGTCGGGCAGGTCCTGGAAGTCGCTCGAATTCACGCCCGACGTCCAGGTGGTCACCGCGTTGAGCCCCGACCATTGGATGCGGTAGGGCGTCGCGGTGCCGAGCCCCGAGAGCACGACGAAGCGGTTAACCACCGCGACGTAGCGCGCCGGCGGCGGCGAGCCGCCGAGATCGGCGAACGCCGACGAGGAGGTGAGATCGAACACCTGCGGCACGGTGTTGATCTGCGCCGCGATGACGAAATTGTTGAACTGCGCGAACTGCCACTGCTCGCCGTTGCCGACGGCGGTATAGCTGCCGCCGGCCTTGCTGACGTCGGTCCACGAGAAGTCGGTGTTGTTGAGCTTGTAGAGCTTGCTCGCGGTGGCGGCGAACACGGTGACCGACTGGTCGGCGTTGCGGGCATAGAAATAGCCGCGGCACGGCGCGGCCAGCACCTGCGAATACGGCGAGACGCTCGCCACCGGGCCGTAGCCGTCGAGGCGCGGAAACACGTTCTCAATGCGCTGCGAGCTTGCCGCCTTGTACGGCGACAGATCCGGCTTCCAGTCGGCGAAGGGCAGCACGGTCATTGGTTCAAAGCTCCGCTAGAGCGGCCCTCAGAAGTCGGTCATGGCCGGGCTTGACCCGGCCATCCATCCTCTTGCGAAAAGGATGGACCCGCGGGTCAAGCCCGCGGGTGACGATTACGGCGTTACACCCATCACGCGCGCGGCGCCGGGATCGCCGCCGCGCGTCTTGTTGTTGAGCTTGTCGATCTCGTCGAAGATCTCGTCGCGGCGCGCCTTCCATAGGGGCGCGCGCTCGTCGTTCACGCCGAACATCTCGGCCTCGACCAGCGATCCGAAAAGGTAGAGGTCGGGATGCGCGGTCAAAAGCCAGTTAGGATCGGTGGTCGCGAGCGCCGGGATCTTCTGAAAATAGTTGACCTCGAGCGCGGTCTGATCGAGCGGCCTCGCCTTGAGCGTCGCGCCTTCGATGGTGAAGATGCGCGGCACGTCCGCGGGCGCCGACGGATACGCCGCCTGCAGGTAGGACGGGTGCACGTAGGCGAGCTCGACCCGTGGCGAGCCGGTCCAGGTGACGCGCCGCAGCGCGAGATAATCGGCGGGCAGCGTCGCCGAGCCGTTGGCGTCGGGCGTCAGATTCGTCGTCGCCTCCTGCTGGCGCACGCGCAGCCTTCGATTGGCGCAGGCCTCGAACAGCGCGATGAACTCCGGGATGCGCGCGGCGAACAGGCTATGATCGAGCCAGTTGCCGATCGCAGTCTGCAGCTCGGCGTAGGTGGTGATGCTCATGGCCTCATCATCCGTTCATTCCCGCTCCTGGGTGAAGTCCAGCGGTAGCAATCTCCTCCGCTCATTCCCGCGCATAGCGCGGGAACGAGCGGATGTTGCTATCTATCGGTGCGCAGGTATTTCCAGTCCGGATCGGCGAGCTTGCGCGCGACGAGCGCGTCGAATTCCTTAGTGAACATGCGCAGGCCGGTATGTCCCCGCGCGTGCGCCTCGTTGAGCCACTTGAGCAGGATCACGTTGGGGATGGTGGCGACGTGACGGCCCCAATCGCTCGTCTGCGGCTCTGCGCGCAGATTCTGGTTGCGCTCGAGAATCGGCTCGACGTCCTGCGTGGCGCTGGCGATCACTGTGCCGGCGCGGTCGAGCGAGACAGCCCTACGCATGGCGCGATCACGCGGACGGCGGCTCGATGATGTCGTAGGCGCGCCCGACGACGAGCGGGGCAAAGCATTTGCCGATCAGCTGCTTGAGCAGCGCCACGTCCTCGACCGCGAGCTCCTGCTGGCCGCCTTTCGACGCGACCTCGGCCAGGCGGAAGCGCTTGACCTTAGTCCTCGGCCGCGAGGCTCTGCTCGTCGGCATAGCTCGCCAGCAGCGCCGTGCAGGCCACGCGGCCCAAGGTGGCGTCCTTGTCCCCATCCTTGACGGCGTCGCCGTCGAGGTCCTTGATCACGGCCGAAAAGTCGATTTTCATATCCTGTCTCTCAAGGAGGGTCCATGCGATCGCTGTTGCGTAAAGGCTTGCCAGTAGCCGATCGCGCGCTACGGGCGGTCGGTTTGGCCCGCGTCGGACCTAGCAGCGGTGATCCCTTTCGCGATGTCGACCCTTTGGTGCGCGCGATTTACGAGACGGTGAAGCCGTTCACCGTCACTGGACCGTCCGCAGTTTTCACGCTTTGCGATGCTATGCGCCATGTCGTTCGTGCGAAAGTCCCCGGCGCGTTCGTTGAGTGCGACGTGTTCATGGGCGGAAGCTCGATGGCAGCCGCGTTGATGGCGAAGCACTTGGCTACCGAGTTGGACATCCACCTATTCGACACATTCGAAGGGATGCCGCGACCTACCGAGCGCGATGCCTTTATTTATTCCGGCAAACCCGCGCTCGAAATCCAGGGCTTCTACGACAACACCGGCAGAGCATGGACGCGATGCGACGAACCGGCCGTGCGCGCCAACATGGCCCTCACCGGATACGACCCACAGCGTGTCCACTTCCATCGCGGAATGGTCGAACACACAATTCCCGATCAAGCCCCGAAACAGATTTCCGTTCTACGCCTCGACACAGATTGGTACGAATCGACGAAGCACGAACTCGTTCACCTTTGGCCGCGCCTTTCGCCTGGCGGCATTCTGATCATCGATGACTATGGCGAGTTCACCGGCGCGCGCGATGCCGTGGACGAGTATTTCAAGGATAATCCAATCTTCCTGTTCCGCATCGATTACAGCCGCCGGATGGCCGTCAAGCCGCCTGATAGTTCAAGGTCGTGATCGTTTGTCCGTCGGGCGTGAACAGCCGCTGCTTGCGGATTTCGGATGGCCCGGAGCCGACGCGAAGGTTCTCGAGCTCCAGGCAAAAGGTGATGTTGTTGTTCGGTATCCACCACAGATGCGTGGCGTCAAGCTGCAGCCAATCGTCGCGATTGAACTGCGAGCACTCGATCTTCATCTGTCCCCAGAACTTTGGGATAAACACGCCGAGCGTTGAGATGCAGCTGCGGATGCTGCATTGGCCGCCGACTTGGGTCAGAAAATATCCGTTCCCCGTCGCTGTGTGACTGCAGGCATCGACGCTGAGCGCTTGGCCCCCGGCATTGTTAATACAGTTTGGGCTCTCGCTGCGACAACCCGAGATCGCCATGGCGTTGGCTTGCGATGCGCCGGTGTAAACGTCCGACTGCGTTGAGAGCTGAAAGCCGACACCGCTGATGCGTGGCACCGAGCCGGTGCCGATGAAGATGGCGATGCCGCAGTTCTGGAAGTTTCCGCCGATGATCGTCTGCTGGAGTGCGTTCGCGTTCGACGTCAGCAAGCCCGCGGTCGAGCACGAGAGCCAAAAGCAGTTGAGAAACAGGTTTTCCGAGCCCATGAAGCCGGAATGCCCGATCTCGATGCCGATCGAGCCGCCGTCGAAGAGCATGTCGGCAAAAGGTGTTCGACTGCAGCGCCGGACCTCCGGCCGACCCATCCCAATCGAGATCGAAGGACTTTCCGCCGGCGGCGGCAGTCAGTCGCATCGCTTCAAAGCGCGCGTAGCCGCATCCGTTTGTGACAAATACGGACGCACCAGGTGTAGCCTGCTCAATCTGCGTCACGAAGCGCCCGGCACCGATGATGCGGCCGCCGTGGAGATATTTGACCGTCAGCGGCGCGCTGATCTTGTAGTGCCCCGGCGGGATGTAGAGCGCCTTGTTTTGGCGGACGTTGGCGGTGCCGTGCGGCGCGTCGGATGGGCCGAAGCAGAAATCGAGCGCGGCCTGGAGCGCCGCGGTGTCGTCGGTCGCAAAGTCGCCGACGGCACCAAAGCGGCTGTCCTTGACGCTGACCGGTTCGTAATCGGCGAACAATAGCATTGGAGCCACCATCACGCCGCCGTCGTCAGCGCCGTCCAAGTCGTGCCGCCATCCGTGTTGCTGTAGGCGCGGTTGTTGGTGGCGCTGCCGTCGCTGCGGAGGTAGAGCGAGCCCTTGGCCGCGCTGAGCGTCGGCGCACCGGAGCCGAAGAAAATACCGAAGTTGGCGGTGTTAGAGAACATCAGTCCGAGGCTTGCGGTGCCGCCCGCAGGGATTGCCGATGTCGCTGCAACAGTTGGTCCATTAACGCCAGTTTTTAAATCAATGATAGAATTGCCCGCTTGTCGAAGGCTCAGCGTCCGAACGGTGCCAGTTCCCGCCTTGTTGCTGTCGATGACGAACGTGTTTGAGCTGACAAAAGCCGACAGGTACTCGAAGTTGTTGACGACGGAAGAGTCGGCTCCGTTGATGATCGCCCAGCCGCCAGAATTCGCTCCAGCGATCTGGAGGCCGGTGGAAGCGCGCGCGGAGTTAAAGAAGCTGTACTTGGAGACCCCGCCGATCTGTAGGTCCACAAGTTTTGTGCTCGCGCCGCTCGCCGTATCTGTGATGTTGAGCTGAATCGCGTTCGGATTGCCGCTCGTATTCCACGTGCCCGAGAGATCAAGCAGAGCTTGGGCATTCGTGCCGGTGAGGCTGTACGAGGACGCGACCAGCGCCTGCGTGTTCGCTGCCGGGGACAACGTCTGCGTGGCGCCGAATGTGTTTGCGGCATTGAGCAGCGGCACCGTGCCGCCGCTGGCGCCGGTGTTCACGAACGCCGCCGTGCCGAGCGTGCCGCCGGCGCCGACGTTGAGGGTCGAGCCGTCGGTGCCGGCGAGCGTCAGCGTGTTCGCGGCCGTCAGCGTCTTGCCGCTCGCGACGGAGACCGCGCCGGCGCCGACGATGAAGGCCTTGAGCTGGTTGGCCGTGACCTTGACGTCTTGCGCGCCGTTGTCGGAATAGAACAGCTCCGGGCCGGTCAGCGCGCCGGAGGCGGTCAGATTGGCGAGCGTCGAGTTGGCCATGGTCTAATGTCCCAACAGGAGGAGGTTTGAGCCGTTGCGCAACAGCAGATGCGAAGAGCCGTCGCGCAACAGCAGGCTCGACAGACTCGACAGACGCGCCGCGATCGCGCGCAGACCCATCCGGCCGAACTCGCCGGCGCCGAGACGTCCGAACGCCATCACGAAACCTCGGTCACGTTGAGCGTGCCGGCGGACGACACCTGGATGGCGGCCACCTTCTGCCCTGGCGTCACCGTGAAATACTCCGCCGCCAGCGCGGGCAGATACGTGTCGGTCGCGACCGCCGTCGGCGTTCCATCGCTGATCCGGATGCGGCAATCGGTAGTGGCGACGAGCCGCACCTTGTAGGTCTGCGCGCCGAAGGCGGCGCTCGCGGCCGAGCTCGAGCCGTACGCCACGTCCTGCGACGCGCCGAGGCGGCCGGTGCCGATGTATTGAACCGCGCCCATGGCTCAGGCCTGCTTGAGCACGGCGGTGAAGTTGCCGGCGATGTTGGCGCCGGAGGAGCCGGACGGCGTGAACGAGACGGTGTCGTCTTCGTTGGCGTAGGTCTTGGCCGTCGGCGTCATCGACGCGACCTGGCCGGCGCCAGCGCCCGCCACCGGCAACGTGAAGGGGCTGCCGCCGATCGCAGCGCCGTTGAGCGCGACCGCGATCGAGCAGTCGGCCGCCGTGATCGCGCCGTTTGCCACCGCCGTGAGCTTTTCGATGCTGCAGCGGAACGGCACGCGCAGGTACGCGGCGACCAGGGATGCACCGATCGAGGGCGAGTGGGCCGAAATGTGGACAACGGTGAGTTTATGAGTGCTCGGGTAAGCCATGTTGGTCTCCTGATGCTTGAGCATGCCGGTGCGCTCCCTCGCCCCGCCTTAAGCGCGTTTACGCGCGTCTTCGACGCGCTACGGCGGGGAGAGGGTTGGGGTGAGGGGCCGCTCGCGGCGCCCCTCACCCGAACGAGATTGCGGATCAAATCTTGCGCCCTCTCCCCGCTGACGCGGGGCGAGGGCACCTGCCGCACCGACCGTGTTACGACGTGGTGTTGTCGAATACGCCGCCGCTCGACTTTTCGTTGCGGGCGACAAGCGAGTATTCCGACAGCATCTGCCGCCGCTCGCTGTCACCGGTGCGGGCGAGCGGGATCGACACCATGCGCCGCCCGTTGAGGTAGGCGACCGCCCACATCTCCATCTGCAGCACGAGCACATCACGCGCGCGCTGGAAGCGGTTGGGCACGACCTTGAGGCGGCCGAAGTCGGACTCGTAGACATCGACCGCGGCCACGATCTTCTTGGAGCCGACGTCCTCGATCGGCGTGGCGCGGCCGGTGAAGCTCGAGAACGCCTGCTTGTTGAAGCCGCCGACCATGATCATGTCGGGCTTGCCGCCGGCGTTCCAGATCGACTGCAGCACGCTCTTGAGGTTCGCCTCGGTGAAAGCGCGCTGCGTGCCGTCGGTGCGCGTGCCGGTGCCGTCGGCGGCGGAGGGATCGGAGCCGGTCGCGCCTTTCGACGTGTTGCTCTTGATCCAGGACAGCACCGAGGCGGTCTTGCGCGCGGTGGTGTCGTTGCCGGTCACCTTGGCCTGGTTGGTGCCGACCAGGATCGCCTCCATGTCGCGCTTGAGCTCGAGGCCCTTGAGCATCTCCTGGTAGGCGAGCTCGTCGTCGCGGCCGGCGTGCTCAACTGCCCGCTGGGTGCCGGTGACGCGCGGCACCTTGTAGGAGATCTGGCAGACGTTGCCG